CGAATGATATTCGTATCATCGCACTGGGCAGTGGTAAACAAACAAGAGGGCATGTGAAGCGTGGAGGTATAAGGCCGGATTTAATTTTAAATGATGATCTAGATTCTGACGAGCTAGTTAGGACTAAAAGTAGACGTGACCAGCACGAGGACTGGTTTCTCAAATCTGTATTAGGTATGGCTGGTGCAGGACAAAAAATGGATGCTGTGGTTGCAGGGACAATCATTCACCCACACAGCTTGTTAGCTAAGATGCTATCACCAGACCATTTTGCTGGGTGGGAGAAGCATAAATATAGAGCAGTAATACATCCGTCTAAGTCTACTTTGTGGTATACGTGGGAAAAAATGTATATCAATGCTACAAACCTTAATCGTAGGATTGATGCTAGAAAGTTTTTTGAAGAAAACGAAGAAGAGATGATGGATGGTGTAGAGGTTCTGTGGCCTGAAGGGGATGGTTATTATCATTTAATGGAATTTAAAATTAATAAAGGAATTAGAGCTTACGAATCGGAGAAACAAAATAATCCGGTTGATCCTGCTTCTACATTATTTGATTACAATAGAGTTATTACATTTGATCTAAAAGATATTAATATGGATGACTTAGATATATATGGTGCAGTTGATCCTGCAAGTGGGGATGCTAAAATTAAAGGAGATCTTGCAGCTATAGTTACTATAGGTAAAGATCGTAAAACGGGTATCAAATACGTACTTGATGTAAAAGCTGATGAATCTACTCCAAGTGCTAGTATTGCGTATATAAAAACGATGCATGAGATGTATCATTATAAAAAGTTTGGTGTGGATTCTGATGCACTCAAATTATTTAAAGAGTTCATTCAGAAAGAGATTCCAGATTTGAGTCTTACTTTATACGATTTACGGCTCCAAAAGAGAAAACGTATAGATAGGTTAGAGCCACCTATACATAATGGCACTATACGTATACAAGAGAACCAGTTCGAGCTAATAGAAGAGTTAACCTTTTATCCTAAGTCAGAACACGACGATGTACTTGATGCTCTTGAGATAGCTGTAAAACTAACTGGGCATAAAGGGTATAGGTTACTAACTTATAGGTAGTATATAAAATATGTTTATGCTATAATAATTATACTATTATAGAGTGGAGGGTAATATGAGTGGTCAAAATGTTAGTGAACGCTATCACCCATTGTATGAACAATACATAGATGATTGGGCTTTCTATATGGAGAGTTATAAAGGGGGTCAAGAGTATGTTCATAAATACCTGTCTACTCACAGGTTAGAAAGTCGTGAAGATTACAGTAGGCGTTCACAACGAGCATACTATTTAAACTATTGTGCTCCTATTGCCAGTATACCCTCCGATTTCATATTCAAGAAGGAAGCCACCCGCCCCGCAGATTCTAATTTAGAATATTTCAGACTTAATACCAATAGGCGTGGTTTAAGTATACATGAATTTATGCGTAAAGTATGTACTATTAGTGCTATATATGGACAGGCGCACGTTTTAATAGACAGACCAAGACCGTCCAAAGAAGACGAGGAGAAAATTACATCTGGTAAACTAACTAAAAAAGAAGTAGTTGGAAGTTACCAGCCATATGCAATTATTGTACATCCTCAACATTTATTAGATTGGTCTGTAAATCCTGTAACACGTGAATTAAATTGGGTACTTATCAGAGAAGTTACTTTAGCTGACGCTGATTTTACAGCAGAGCGCACGGTTGTAGACAGCTACCGCATATGGACTCAAAATGAGTGGTTTCTATATAATAATGAAAATACAGTGATAGATAGTGGTGCTCATAATTTAGGTGTAGTACCACTTTTAACTTGTTATCATAAAGATGTAGATGAAGATCTTATTGGTGAAAGCATGCTAAAAGATGTAGCAGAGGCGAACCGTACAATATTCAATTGGACTTCTAATATTGATGAGATGGTAGCACGGCAAACATTCTCACAACTAACATGCCCAGATGATGGAACGTTATTTGAGGAAGAAATAGATGAGAGTGGACAGTCTACAGCACTTAAAAAGGTAGGTAGTTCAACAATATTTACATTCCCAGCAGAAGCAAGACACCCTCCTAAATTCATATCCCCTGATACTGAACAAGTAGGCATCATATGGACAATGATTGAAAATCATGTGAGAGAGATGTTTAGGATGGCAGGACTGATATCAGCAAAATCATCACTAATTCAATTACAGCAACGTACTGGGAAAGCTCAAGAGTTTGAGTTTTTAGATATGGCAGTATTTCTTTCAGCAAAAGCTAATGTATTGGAAGATGTAGAAAATAAAATGAATACATTATGTTATAAATGGTTACAACTAGATGATGTCCCAGCAAAAGTACATTATCCTGAGAAGTTTGATATTGTGTCACCAACAGAGATCGTTGACTTGTTTACTAAAGTTACAATGAATGGAGTATCAGGCACATTAAACAAAGAAATGGCAAAACGGATGGTACATCAAGTACTACCAAATGCTGAGGATGTAATAGTAGATAAGATATATACTGAGATAGATGATAATAAGTATTTAGAAGATCCTACACTATTTATGAGAGAACAGCAAGAGCAGCCTCCTAAACAACAAAACTCACCACACAAAGCAGATAGTTCAGCGCAGAGTGAACGTGATAGTAGAAAAACCAGTGCAGTAACAAAACCTAAGAGTAAGACAGAACCAATACCTAATTCCAAGAATCCAGAACGGAGGGCTAAATTTCGAAGTGTACATGCTGAGTAAGACGGTATAAAATAATTACAAAATTTGTTATTTTTTAGTTGACATTGAAAACTATTTTATATAGAATAAAATATAGTTAGAAATTATTTTTTTTAAACGTGCCCCGATGAGTCGGGTAAGGAGGACATCTTATGAATGGTAATACAGAAACAACGGATGCCGCTGGAACAGAAGTAGAAGCTAAAGTTTTGAAAGATGCTTTGGACGAGCGTATTGAAAAAGAGAGAGTACGACAAGAGAAATTGAAAGCTTCAGGTGAAGGCATAAAAACAGAAAAAGAAGAAGATGAGGACACTTCTAAAATTACTGTAGATAGGGACTACATACATTCTCTTCGAGAAGAGGCGAAAACCTACAGGAAACAATTAGAAGGTGTGAAAGAGGACTTTGGACAAATTCAAAGTCTTCTTAAACAACATTACGGTGTTGATTCCGCACAAGGTCTTCAAGAAAAGTTAGCTGAAACGAAGAGAGTAAGAGAAAATGAAGAGGATGACAAACTCAGTAAAGTCGATCTTTCTGAGAAAAAACGTGCCCAATTGGAAAAAGAGAAGGAAGAACAAAAGATCGCTTTCGAGCAAGAAAGAAATGATCTTGTATCACAACGTAACAAAATTATTATTGAGAACTCACTCATCCAAGCGGCAGTTGCTAACGATGTAATAAATCCTAAACAATTGTTAAGGCTTTTACATCAAGAATTTTATGTTGACGACAGAGACTTGAAACCGAAGTATCAAACTTCGGAAGGGATTGAAATGACTTTAGACGATAGAGTTAAAGCTTTCTTAGAAGAACAAGATAATTGGAATCTTGTAAGAGGGCGTATGACAGTCAGTGGTGGTTCCCAAACTGCTATTGGTGGTCCTGCAAGACCTATCTTTACTAAGGATGAATTGAAAATTATGAGAAATGAGAATCCTGCTGAGTACAAGCGGAGACAACCTGAAATTCAGAGAGCATATGCTGAAGGACGAGTGCGTTAACAACAAAAAATCTTAAGTAGTAAGGAGATTTAATATGGCACTCGGAACAACCTTTTATAGTCAAGTACCGGGAACTACTAATTCCTCTGCAACAAATCCTATTAGCTCATTTATTCCTGAGCTTTGGACAGATGAAATACTGGATGCCCTGGAAAAGAAACTTGTATTGGCGAAGTTAGTTAATACAGATTTTTCTGATATGGTTAAAAGTAAAGGTGATATGATCAGAATTCCTACAATCAGTAACTTAACTGCAAATGCAAAAGCCGCTCGTACAGCGG